ATGGCGCGACCAACGAGAAGATCGACCGCCTGACGGAGCGAATCAATATCTGGACCGGTCGCGACAACACTGTCGACGCCGGCAAGCAGGAACGCTCGGCGGAAAAGGGGCAAGGAATAATGTTGCTTTCCGCGTCGATAGCATTCGCGGCCCTGGTATTGGGCGCCGTGATAGCGTTTCGCGGGGGATGACATGAAGCTGTACGTCCTCGATGACAGCGGCCATGTGGTGTTTGAGTTTTCTCCGGATGCCGGAGGCTTGCGGCTTTCGGCATCGCAGGAGATCAAGGTCAAAATAGTTTCGCTGGTCAAGGCGGCCCTCAAATTCCTGAGGCAATAGGAGAACATCATGGTTGGACTTGCGATATCGATCCTTTGGCTTGCCATCGGCATCATCGTGGTGTGCGGATGTATCTATCTGCTGCTGTATGCGATCAGGTTGTTCATGCCGATCCCGCCTAGGGTCGAGCAACTCGTCTGGGTTGTCGTGCTGATCCTTTGTCTGATCGCTATTTTGGGACTGCTCGCGGGAGGTGGGGCTGCGCCAAATCCCTTTCACATCCAGCGATAAGGAATCGCAGTTCGATCCGCTACCGCCGGCTGAACCGGCGCCGCCGAGTATCTGTCGCGGATGTTGAGTTAGTAAGAGGCGGACAGCCGCGCTGGTTGCACAGAGCGACTGCCCTGACCACCACAGCTGATAGGGAGCTGACGATGGCTACTCGACACAGAAGCACGGAATACCGCCTCCCGCTGTTCTTTTTTGAACGCGCCGCAGGAAAGATGCGGCAATGGGCCTGACCTTTGAATGGACGGTCAAGTTCGGCGACGTACTCACCGCCGCAAGCATGCTCACCAGCGCGCTCATCGTCGGCGCGGTCTTTCTCTATAAGAGAGGCGGCCAAGAGGTCAGCGTGAAGCTCACGCTGGAAACTCTCACCAGTCAACTCAGCGAGATGAAGGCAGAATTGAAGAGCATCGCGGCTGTGCTGCAGGAGGTTGCGCTTCAAAAGCGCGACATCGCCCTGCTCATGAAGTGGTATGACGAGCTGCGCCGCGGAATCGGGAGGATTGAATGAGGCGGCGGGCAGAGCGCTATCTCGGGCTCGCCGTATTCGGGCTGCTGGTTCTGATCGCAATCCTGGTGCACGTGCTGAGGACGATGCTGGCTTAGAACGCGCCGTACTTGCTCGAGTCGTAGCCCTTGTCTTTGCGGGTGCGCCAACGCTCGCGGGCCCACCTCACCATGGTGAGGGCGCCGAGTGCGGCTAGTGCGTAGATGAGCATGTTCATGCGTCTTCTCGGGTTAGCTTGTACCGCTCTCCGTCAATCCAGATTACATCGGGCTGGCGTCGATCGGTTTCTGCCACCAACACATAGCCGACATTCTCAGCAATAAACGTCGCGAGCCGAAACTGATCCTCACAAGACAGCTTGAACGATAGGATGCGCAAGCCGTCTACGTCGAAAAGCTTTTCTGTCATGTTTGCTCTGTTGTGATGTTAAGGCAATCTCGGCCGTCCAAGAGCGCCACGTATTTGATTGTGCGCCTCATAGCCGAGGCCACCGCGGCGATCTAGCCATTCCAGAGTTTCGCGCATTGCATCAATATTCGCAGTCTCTGGAGCACGTTCGAACTGACAATCTTTCAAGAACTCAACGGCGTCCTTGTACCCACTGGGAATTATAATGGTCACCGTTCTCAATGCATCTTCGTTCATGTTGCGCTCCCGTTCACGGCATCGACAATGCGCCGCGCTATCTGCATCTGCACCGCCTCCAACTCGTTCTGATTGCGCTCGGTGACGCTCCAGTCCTCAAGATCAAGTCGGCAAATCGTGTGCCCTTCGGCGTCATAGATCGTCGTGTACCGCCAGCTATTCTGGACTAATGTCCACGGAGTCGGAGCTTGCTTCATGTTTTCCCTGATGATGTTAACGCAAAAGCTGCCCGATGCGGATCGCCATCATTGAGACGGGGACGCGGTACTTCTTTGCCAACTTCTCGACCTGCACATCATCGGTCAAATCGATGCCGCCCATCTGCTTTAGATCACGCAACAGGAACTCAGTCGGCATCAAAAGTTCCATGGAAAAAGTGTTGGCCTCTGCCTCGATGTCATTCACATCATTTTTCCTTGCTGCTGTTAGCGAACAATAATTCGGAAAAGGGTTCGGTCACCGTAGAACGATCGCAATCGATCGATAGCTTGCAGGGCCTCGCTACGGTTTACCAAACCGTAAACTTCGATATGCCAGCCACGTCCGTTAAATAGTTCTACAAAAAACATTACTTAACCTCATCCACTTTGAGCTTTAGCCTGACGCACAAACGCAGCAATTTTGCAACCGGCTCGGGTATGGTGTATTCGCCAGTGGCGTAGCCTTGGCCCATCCGCTTAGATAAGCCTAGCCAAGCTCCAGACCCCTCCTGCGAGAGACCCATAGCCTTAATAGCGGCTTTATATTGGGTGGGCGTCACGGCTCAGAACTCAATCGGCCAAAGTAGTTTGGCAGGAGGACCGCCCCGAGCTTCCATCTCGTCTTGGGCCTCAATGGACTCGATCTCAGCGTGATAGCGATCTTCCACTGCAAGCTCGCGAGGACCGTCACAACCGTAAAAATCGCAGGCGTCTTGGTAGGTGTTAAACTGGTCTGCCCATGTAGTCATTGGACGCCCTCTGCTTTTGGGATAAGAGCGGGGACATTTTAGGTCTGTCCCCTGAGACCCACGCGATTGGCGGAGAATAGACGCCCGATATTCCTAGCCCGCGTTCGTCAACTACTAGCAGCTAGCGTATTTTCGGAACTCTCCCGGTTGGATCTTTCCACCCATTGAAGGGTCAGGGCATTACCGTCCGGACAAACTCTCAACCAACACAAACAATATACGCGATCATTTCGTAATACGCAATCTTCTCGTAATCACGAAATGTTACAAGATTCCTTTAACTGCTGATTAAAGCTTCTCTTCATCGCGATCTTTTAGAGCCTGCTCCGCATGTTCGTCGCAGAGCCATTCGTCCCATTCCATACATTTCGTTGCTGGAACGTCCTTCTGAAGTACTTCCCAGCAGCACTCGCACAAGAAAGGATGCGGAGTTTTGTAGACTGCGAATGGGTTGGTGCTCATCGTTAACTACCTCTAATGACGCGTTAATGAACTTTGCGGATCGGGCCGGGCGCTACTCCGGCGAGCCTACTTTACGGGTAGGCTTCGGCGGTCATTCCAGAATTCTCCTTGCGGCTTCGGGCGGTTCAAACTCGATTAGGTAACTGCCGCGGGCCTTGAAATCGTTGATCTTGTTCGTGGCAGCTCGTTAACGCTAAAAGCAGGTGTCGCAACTGCAATGCGGTCGCTTGCCGCTTTGACAGTTTTGGGAAGCGTCGTGCGATGGTCCAAAGCTGCCGCTAGCGGTAATCTCCTTGCAATAGGGACAGCCCTCGACGCGGCTGCGACGTTGAACATCCCCGGAACGGAGCTGTGTCAGTTTTGCGTCCGGTTTGGCACAGGTTCGATCTTCGTTCACGCAAGTTTCTCCAAGTTGGTTCTGGCCTGTCGGACATTAGTCCCTTGAAAATAAGGGAAATTTCAATTGTCTGCAGATTAGGCATAGTCCTATGTGATGACGATGGCTAATCCATTAAGTGCCGGTTTTTACAATACTTTCCACGCTATCAGCGATGCCATGTGCTCGTGGTGTGTCAATCAGCAGGTCGGTCAGCATCGGGTTCTTGTTGGCGTGCCCGTAGGTCTTGAGCACCTGGTGTGGCGACTTCCAGCCGCCCAGCCATGCCACCGTCACCACATCCACGCCGCGCCTCAGAAGGCCCGTTGCGAAGCCGTGGCGGCAACTGTGTGGCGTCAGGCGCTTGATGCCAGCGCGCTCTATGGCGGCTTCCCACGCGTTCCGGAGCGCCGTCGAGCGATCGTACCCGAACACGCCGCGGCCCTCGACGAGCTCGAGGTTGGCCAGCGCCGCGACCAGGGGGACCGGCAAATGCGAGACCCGCTCCTTGCTCTGCTTCGATTCCTTGATCTTGACGGTGCGCGCCGGAAGGTTCAGGTCCGCCGGCATTACGGCAAGCGCCTCGCCGATCCGGGCGCCGGTCAGGTACATGAAAAGCGCCAGCGCTCCAACGCGCTGATTGGCGTGCGCGCGAAAGGCAGTAATCCATTCCAGGGTCGCCGGATCCTTGATCTTCGCATCGATCTTGTAGCGGCCCACGGAAATGCGAGAGCACAGCTTGGACTTGGCCGCGTGGTTGATGACGGCTTGCGCGACTGCAACCGCCATGCGGTTAAGGCTGGCGCCGGTCGCGGTCGGATATAGCTCCTTCGCCATCAATTGGATTGCTCCTTCCGAGATATCCTTGACCAAGGTCTGACCAAAATGGTCTTCCACCTTGTCAAGGAAACGGGCCGATTTGCCTGCGGCTCGATACATGCGGGCAGCTTGCGCGAATGTCAGGATTGCCGCAGGGCCATCGAAATGACCTTTCCAGTACCGATCTTCGATCTCGGCAATCTGGCGCGCGGCGATGTCTTTGTTGGTGGTCTTACATGACCCTCTAAAACTACGTCGCTTGCCAACTGGGCCAACTTTTCCGCGGTAATTCCAGATCCGACCGCGCCGGTAGAGAGTGAGGGCCATCGCTTCGCCTCCATGATCTTAACGACATCGGCCTGAGTAAGCCGCATGCCGCGTCCCCTGCCAAGGCAGGCATTGAGCGTCCGGGCCGTTTCACGCACAAATCTTTCGGACCAGCCGGTTTGCTCGGCAAGCTCTTTTGGCGTGATGGTTTCCGGGATGATCGACACTTTCGTTAACCCGAGGTTAAGGCTTCTCTGGCGATCTGCTGCGCGTATTTCGGGACATTCTTCTCATCCAGAGACACGATTCGATGAAGTGCCGTTCGAAGTTTTGTCAGTTCGAGAAGATCGGCGTTGATACCAGGCCAACAGACCTCACCGAGTTTTGCCTTGCATCTCGGGCAATCTGATCCAGCCTTAAATTCTACCCCTGCGTGGCACTTCATTTTCGTTATCCGATGGTTAATGCAAAAGTCAGTTGGGTTGGGCGCAAGACGATACCCGCGATGAACGCTTTTGCCTCGCGCCAATCATTGGCATTGCGACCTTGGCGGCGAGCTGCAAAAGACCACGCCATGGAATCGGCGCTCTCAAGGCATTCCTGCACGACATGCGAGCTTAGAGCGGTCGTCTTGAGGCCGAATCCGTGCAATAGCAAATCGGGGCGAGCGCGCTTGATCGCAGTAAGTATTTCCTCGATCTGGCCGATATCGGTATTCCGCTTGCAGATGGAACCAACTCCGACGTAGGCACCACGCCAAAGGCGCTCGCCATACATCTCAAGATGCCTAAGATAATCCGCCGTGTTGTAACCCTGCAGAACCGGCATGATGTAGACCCGAGGATCGGTGGCAACCCGCAAGGCATCGTAGCGATCAATCGTGAGCCGCTGATGTTCCTCAACCGAAAGCCCTGTCTTGGCGATGATGAACGGTTCGCACATATAGTCTTGGGACACCGCCGCAACCAGCGTCGGATCATCAGCCCATCGATTGATCTCGTCGGCGTATTCGGCGACTGAAGATCGATAGCGGCCATGCGTCGCGATCTCCGTAAAGGCGCCACTGTCCATAATCCAAGCGCCGGCCCCCAGCGGCTTCTTCCGACCGCGAATGCGGTTCACGCTCACGAAAGCACACTCGAAGTGCTTCGCGTCGCTGGGCTGATGGAGGCCGACATAAAACTTCACAATGGTTCCTTTAAGATTTGGCCGATGCGGATCGCCATGAGGGAGATTGCGACGCGATACTTCTTTGCTAGCTTCGTGATCTGGACATCGTCAGCTAGATCGATGCCGCCCATCTGCTTCAGATCACGCAGCAGGAACTCAGTCGGCATTAGAAGCTCCATCGCGAAAGAATTGGCTTCAGCTTCGATGTCGGTCATGTTTTCCCTGACAACTCGTTAGAGTTTCGGCCATCGATGCTCGCAGTATTTTGCCCAGGCGCAATAGACGCCGTAAGAAGAATTGCGAAACAGGTGTCGCCGCTGTTCATGCCGAACATCCTTACTTTCCTTCTTCGTCAGTTAAAGCATGTTCGAGCGCTGCAACTAGCTTCTCAAGGCGCTCGATTTCGTCGGCGGCCTGAATGAACAGACATCGATGCCTCTCCCGAAAAGGCTGACGCCAAGCACCACGCAACCGCTCGACAAGGTTGTGGGTGATATCGTCGCTCATCATCGCACCTCGCACTGCCGATAATCGCCCGGCACTCCGCACATCTGCGGGCGCAGCTCGATATTCATTTCGTAGTAAATCTCCCCCAAGGGAATGGCCACTCCGACGATCAGCCCGACGACGGCATAGATGAATGCCAGCATCACGAGCGCGGCGATGAGGATGAGGGTGCGCGTCATGTCGGAATCCTCGCGTCTGCCTCGGGCTCCTTCAGAGCGGCAATGGCAGCCTTGACCTTGCGCTGCAGATCGATGAACGATCCTGCCGGCCACTCGATCTTCTCGCGGATGGCCTTCTCGTCGTTCCAAGTTCGCGCCATCTGCACGCCGTGAGGTACCGATGTCGCATTGTCAATTGCGACGATCCAGTTGTGGATGTATTCAGCTGCAGTCGGAACATCATCGGCCGCCCCGGCCTGGGGGCTGGAAGGGGCTGGAGCGGCCGACGTTTCCGGCGCACGGGTTCCAACCTGCGCCGAAACTTGATCTCCCTTTGCCCACCGAGCGAACGCCGCGCCCATCTCCTCACAGAGCGGCTTGCCGGCTTCGATGTATGGCGCAAGATAGTTCGGGAGCTTGATGATGAAGTCCTCGCCGATTTTGTCGGATTTCCAGACCGGAACACCGTCGGCGCGCGGCGGCAGAATGCAGGTCAGGTCGAGGGTGTGGACGATCTCCAGCGGTGCGACCGGCTGCCAGCCGATGCTGATTATCTTCTTGCCTTCCTGCTTGGTCTTGTCGCGGGCGCGGAAGGTAAAGATCATCGGCACCTTGATCTTGAGGATGCCGGCGATAAGCTTCTTGCGAGCGGCCGATGGCTTTGCCCACGCGGCCCACTCGTTGTTGCCAGACTTTGGCACCATCTCATCGTGCCATTCGAGATAGGCACCATGTTCGTCGCTCATCGAATCCACGATGATGGCTGCCGGCTTCGCAGGCAGTTGCGCCTGGATGCAATCGATAAAATCGTTCGACCGAGCAGTCGGCGGAAGCTCCACGATTTTGAACGGAATGAGATCGTTGTACTTGCGCGAACGGCCGCCCTCCGTGTCGATCACGACGATGTCGCCACCGCGCACCGATTGGATACCGCGCGCGAGCTTCAGCGCCGATAGTGTCTTGCCCCCGCCTGGCGGCCCGATCATGCCGAGCAGCAAGGGCTCTTCGGAGCGGATGGCGGGTACAGCTTGGTAATTCATTTCAGCCCGCCATCAGGTTTGCTGGATCGTTTTCAAACTCGCCGCTCAGCTCGCGCTCAAGCCAGAGCTTTTCCTTGAAGCCTGGATATTCTGGCGTCTGTGAGCGGGCAGGATAGGCGGGCCATCTGCCGGTCTGCATGCAGCGGCACCAGAGATCGATCCCGGTCTGCACCTTCTTGGCCCCCATCGTCATCCAGGGCTCGGTCATGTGCATGACGGTCAGCGCGTGCGGCTCCTGCGTCTCCTGCCCGATGAAGCGGAATCGGCGGCGGCCGGCCCCCTGGGGATCTAGGATGTCAAGGCCGCGCGCGATGAAAGCTGCCTGGATATCCCAGCCGGCGGCCTCGGCGCGCAGCCCGATCACGTGCGGCGCCATCGACATGGCTGACGACTTGTAGTCGTCGATCGTGCGAAGGTCGTCATGTAGCCAGTCGATCAGCGACCGAAACCAGATGCCGTCCTCTTCCCAGCAGATCATCACTTCGGCCGAGCCCTTGGTGAAGGCATCGCGATCTTCGTGCTTGTGAAGTTGGACGCTCACGTGCCCTGCCATGTCGAATGCTTGTTTAAATTGATGTGACAGAATGGCAATCTTGCCGGCTCTGGCCGCCTCATGGCGCGCATCTTGCGCCGCTTTCTTGCGCCAGTCATCGAAATCGATGATCTCGAAATCCTTGCCGCGACCTAGGACAAGCCGATGCGCGGCATTTCCGACGTCGAACTTCGGATCGTCATCCGGCAGCCAGTCTGGATTGAGGCTTTCGCACGCGGTCCATGCATGCTTCGGCGAGCGATCGATGATGATCTTGCACAGCGATTGCGTGAATGACGGAACCGGACATGGATCGCGCCGATAGTCCGCATCCAGCAAGCCGCGATAGATGCCTGGTTGGGTGATCTTCATCTCAACTCTCCAACGCCGTCAGCAGCCGCAGCGGATTGAACTTGTCGACCGGGCGGAGGGCTCCGGTGCTGATGAGAATGTCGATCGTGCGCAGATCGAAGTACGGCCCGGTCCGGACCCGGGCGTAACCACGCCTGAACGGTCGCAGCGGCCCGATCGTCGCCTGGATGATCGCCCTGCGCCGGGCCGCGGTGAGCTTGCGCGTGGTTGGGGTGCCGATGTTCAAAACGACCTCCGCTTGCGCTCATTGTCGCTGCGTCTCGCGATGATGCACGGCGCTACGCCGAGCAGTGCGAGGATTGCCCACATGCCGAGCACGGTGATGGTGGCGGCGACGTAGCTCATGCCACAGCCTCCGCCATATCCCTCAGCACAGCGTCATACTCCGTCTCGCTGACCGCCGGACGCGTGAAGCAATCGTCGAGCAGTTTCGCCATCCGCTCGCGTGGCGTCAGATGCCGGTTGGCCTGCCAGAGGGCGAGCGCCGCCTCATCTTGCGTGTTCATGTGCGCAGCCTCCCGCGATCACTGCGATCTTTTTTCGTTCGAATGCTGCGGGCAACTTGATCCGGAAGGATGCGCGAACGTAGAACGTCGGCGCCAGCTTTGTCAGACGGTCCACGGGCAAGAGCGGCCTTGCGCCGATCATTCTTACGCCCAGGAAAATTGCGAGGCTTCATCACCGCACCTCGTGCTTGCGCAAATCCCGCGCGTGATCATGCAGCGCAGCCAGCCGCTCGGATGGCGACAGCGGCATGGTGTCCGGCCCGTCCATCGCCTCAGCCACCAGATCTTCGGTGACGTCGATGCACGTTCCCTCGATCTCGTCGATCGCGAGGATGCAGATCGGGTCGATCTCCTTGGTGCGGATTTGTTCGATCACCGAGCGGCGGGAGTTGCTGTCGCGGTCGGTCTCGACGAAGCGCGGACCGCAACGGGTTCCGGCGTGCTCTACCAGATACAACGGTTCGCGGGTGCGGCTGCAATGACACGCCATCACAGCACCGCCGACGCGAACGGGTTGAAGCAGATCAGCCCGAGCACGATGCAGGGCGGCAGCGCGATGGCCCAGAGGCACAGGCACATGCGGAAGAAGGAGCGGTCGGACATCACGCGACCTCCGCATCGCGGACGTTGGTCACGTAGGCGAGGTCGTTAGCCGCTCTATTTTTGGCGGCCTTTTCCGTCGAATATCGACCAACGCAAATTTCGCCGTGGCGAGAATTGCGCAACACAGCCCACGGGCGTGCCGCGTCGTGGACGTACCGAACGCCGTTCGGGCCGATATGCGCGTCTTTGGTGTTGATGGTGCGGAAGGCCATGTGCGATCTCCTGATGCGGAGATCACCATAGTCGGAAAAGTCCGACCGTCAAGAGAAAAGTTGGAAAAATCCGACTAGCCGGTTTCCTTCTTCGCGCCGCCCGGCACTAACTCATTGAAAGGAATGCCAAGTCGATCTGAAAGTGCCATGAGTTTTTCTACCTTCAGGGAATCCTTTTTGCCACTGAGGTACTCTGCCAGGTGGTGGCGATCCCACCTCAGCTCGCGCGCGAGCGTGAATGGACTCAGGTCGGCCTTGTCCAAGGCCTTCTGGATACGCTGCCGGATACGATCAACCTCTCTCATAGCGGAATTATCCGATAAGTTGGAGATTTCCACCAGTTGGAACTTTCCGACTTTTTCCGCTTGTATGGTCGGAGTTTTCCGACTATGAGTTGTATCCATGGAAACCGAACTGCGCTCAAACCTCATGGCGTGCGCGTCCGCATATGTCGCGGGCCGCAAGCTCAGCTTGACGACCTTGGGCCGCTTAGCGGCCGGTGATTGGCGCTTCTTCGATCGCGTGACGGAGGGTTCGACGACCTTTACCGCACGCAAATATGACGAAGTGATCGGCTGGTTTGATGAGAACTGGCCCGAGGATAAGCCCTGGCCGTCAGATGTGCCGCGCCCATGCATGGAGACGCGCGCATGACGACGCCGCGGGAAGCGCAGAATCTTCGCCATCTTATGTACCCTACCCGACACAACCGTACCGTGTTTTCCCTAGTCCTGTCACCGCGCCGACACAATGGGAATCTTTGGGCAGCGCTACTGACGTTTGGGGGCATCTGATGCCGGCCCCCTTGAACAACACCAACGCCACGCGCGCCTGGGACGACGAGCGCGACAACGCACTGAGGGCGCTGCTGGCTGACAAGGCGACGTTTGAGCAGGCGGCGGCTGAGCTGAACGCGAAGTTTGGCACCGTCTATACGCGGTCGGCGGTTGGCGGTCGGGCAATGCGGCTAGGCGTGAAAGCGTCGCGCACCGGCATGACCGAGCGGCAGCGCCAGCACAATCGGGACCTTTTGCAGAAAGGTCGAGAGACCATGCGTTTGAAGCGAGCAAAAGCGGCTGCCGAGCCTGTTGTCCAGCCGCCCCCCCAATTCCACCGCGACAACCTCGCCGGCCTGCGCTGCGCCGAGGTCGAGCCGATGAACATCGCGCTGGTCGATCTGGAGCCGCATCATTGCCGCTGGCCGATCGGTGGCTGGCCTGATGCCACGCCGGTGCGGTTCTGCGGTCAGCCGCGATGGGAAGGCAGCAGCTATTGCGGGGCGCACACGGTGCTCGCACGTGGCGATGCCAGGGGCCGGTCGGGGAGTACCCCGGCGCAGATCGCCCACATGCGCTCTTTGATGCCGACTACGCATGTGCTGAAGGAAAATATCTGGCCCGGAGATGACGCATGAGCGGCCAAGCTTCCCGCAAACAGGTCAACGCGATCCTGCGGCGCACGGCTGAGCGGGCTGAGAAAGTCAGCGATCTGCCCTCGATGGCGGATCCTCCATTTGCGTGCCCCCCCGAACAAAAGCAGAAGTTTTTGGTTCGCCGAAAGGGAGGCGCCAAGACCCGCGCGCATCTTTGGGTGGGCAACGACACTTCCTGCCGGATGTATTCGACAGGCGGCTTGAGGCCGTCGCGATATGTCATCACGGAAACGACTGACCGCGAAATCTGTCAGATGTGCCGAAACGTTTCGGAGCGCTGAATGGGCCGATGGTTTCGCCTCGATGATGATGTGATCAACGATCCGAAGATCCTGCTGCTGCCGGAGGCGATGCGTTGGATCTGGGTCGCCTTCCTTTGCATCGCATCCAAGAACAATGGCGTTCTGCCGGCGATCGAGATCATCGCGCTGAGCTTGCGCGTCAAGGTCACCAAGGCTGCCGAGTACCTCACGCGCCTGGTTGTGGCCGGCCTGATCGACAAAACTGAAACGGGCTTTGCTCCGCACAATTGGGCGAAGCGTCAATTCAAGTCGGACGTTTCAACAGATAGAGTGAAACGTTTCAGGAAACAGGAACGAAACGTTTCTGAAACGCCTCCACATACACATACAGAAACACATACAGAAAGCTCCTCACTTCGTTCGGAGACGCGCGCTGCACGCGCAACGCGGCTGCCGGATGACTGGGTCCCCAACGAAGACGATCTTCGCTTTGCTGAAGGAAGAGGCTTGCCAAGGCAGCAAGTGGAGATCGAGGCCACCAAATTCCGCAATTACTGGACGGCCAAGAGCGGCAAAGACGCGACCAAAACCAATTGGCCGCGGACTTGGGAAAACTGGATTTTGAACGTCAACGGAGCGCCGAATGGCCAAAGAACTGCAAATTCGCGAACATCTGGAGCTGATGCGATGCTTGCCGCAGCCACTCGCGCGGCTCGAAAAATCGCTGGGAACGACGCAATGGCCGGGGCAGGGGATGCGGCTGAATTTCCCCTCGGGGATGGATCTCAGCATCGAGCAGCGGAGCGAGATCGAGGAACGAATGAAGGTGCTGCAACGCCTGACGACCGGCGCGCATCTGCCGGCGGGCGAGTGCTCGAAGGCGAGATTATTTCTCCTGACAAAGCTGCTGATCGGCTTTCCTTCGGCGGGAAACCAATCTGAAAAGGCGACCGACGCGCGGCTGGAATTCTACCTCGATGCGATCGGCGATATCGCGCCATGGGCGTTGGATGCGGCGATCAAGCGGTGGGTTCGGGGTGACGTCGAGAATTCCAATGTCGACTTTGCGCCGAGCCCAGGCACTCTGCACCGGCTGTGTTTGGCGGAGGTGAAGCCGTTCACCGATCAGGTTTCGCAGCTCAAGCGGCTGCTTTCTGCGGTGTCGATCGACCGTGCGATGGATCCGACGCCGATCGAGCCGATGACCCACCCCACCGAGGAGGCAGCGGAAACATGAGCAAGGCCCACGAAATTTATTGGGATGCGGTGCGCAAGTCGCGGTTGGAACAAGAGCGGCAGGTCCGTGAGTTCGTGGCTGGCAAGATCGATGTTTGCCCATGCGGCATGGACCTGGAACGCGATGCTATCATCAAAGCGTTTGATGAAGCGCTGAGCGGGGATCGCGCATGATCCACCCCGCGCTGGTCAACCCGTTTTTCGAGCTTGGCGACATGCCGTCGTCAGGGGCCGCCGATGTGCTTGACGCCGCCACCTGGCCATCGGCGGCCAACCAGCCCGAGCGCTACAGCGGAGCCACCGCCGGCTACCCGTGCTGCTACAAGTGCGGCTATCGCGAGCCGTGCGATCAGTGGTGCCCGAACTCAGTCAAGCATGAAAGTTCAGTTTGCGAGTTTGCGCAAGTTGGCAATTTCCAGATCGACGAATACGCGTTCATGGCTGAGATCGAGCCGGTGCCGGAGTTCATCAGGAGGGTGGTCGGGTGAGCATCATGGACGCGACACCGATCAATGCGCATGCATGGAAACGCGAGATCCACGAGCATTACGTCGAGCCGCGCTGGTGCAGCGAGCGGCTATTTGCCGAAGAGAATTTCTCCCCGAGAGTTTGGGACCCGTGTTGCGGTTTTGGCCACGTTCCCGATGCGGCGGCGAGGGCCGGGATGCTGGCATATGGCACGGATATCGTCGACCGCGGCTGGCTTGGCTTGGACGCGGTGCAGGATTTCCTCACGTGCGATTATCTGCGCGGCCCTCATATCGTTTGCAACCCGCCATTCAACATCGCCGCCAGATTCGCGCGCAAGGCGCTAGACCTTGGTTCGGAGAAGGTCGCGATGATCTTTCCCACCGCGCGCCTGAACGCTGCTCACTGGCTGCGTGAGACGCCGCTGGCTCGCGTGTGGCTGATGACGCCGCGACCTAGTATGCCGCCAGGTCACACGATCACGGCCGGCGAGAAGCCCGGCGGCGGCAAGATGGATTTCTGCTGGCTGGTGTGGGAGCGGGATCACGTTGGGTCTGCGGAACTGCGCTGGCTGCGGAGGGATGGGTGACTGTCTCGACGCTCGCGACACGTCGCGACGAAGCGCAGCGAAGGCGGATCGAGCGGCTGTGGCTGCACATCATCGCGTATAGACTGTGGCGGCACAATCAGCGAAGTCATCAACTGAGGAATTTGGAGGACTACGTGGCACTCGAGATCAAGGGACTTAAATCCAACATGCTGAAGGTGGCGCAGCGCATCGAGCGGCTGAACACCAAGGCCGCCGCCTTCGATGAGATCGGCGGCTCGCTCGAGCAGGGGTTGGACGACATCACGGCCCAGGCCAAGGCCCACCACGAGGATCTGGCATTCGCGGCGACCGTATTGGGAAACTCCACAACAGCCTCAGGCGAGGCAGAGCAGCCCAAGGAGCCGCCAGCCGAAGTCGTCGGCCTCAACCAGCCTAGGACGCAGACCGAGCCGCCGCAGACCCATCCAGCCGCGTTCGGCGTGCAGTTGATCCGGTCATGAGCAAACCAGCAAAACCTACCGATGAGGAAATCCTGCTCGCTCGCATCGCCGTGGGCTATCACAGCCAGTTACGCTGGTATGGTCTCCTGCGCGATCTAGGGCATGATTGGGCCGGCGAAGTGCATGACCGCTTGAAGACGGTCCACGATCGCAATCTGCGGGAACTTAATGAGCGGATAAAGGAACTCGCGGCATGAACGTCGCCCTGATGCTCGAACTCTACCGCCGCGCCGCGGTGCCGTTCGTGGCCGAGAACGTCCGGCTGTTCAAGGCTATGACGCCGGCCGACCAAGCCGAGCTGCTGTTCTATATGATCATGGATTATGCTAGCCAAGGCAACGGGTCTGCCATGCCGATCGAGGGAGCAAAACCGCAATGATCGGACGTCGAGGGTTCATCACCGGGCTTGGCTGTCTCGTCGCAGCGCCGGCAATCGCGCGGCCCGACGCGATCAGCGCGTTCTTTGACAGCGACCTCCGCGACAGGATGTTCGATTTGCGGGGTGGACCGGCCCTTTTCATCCGGTGCTTTCTGACCTGCTGCAGTTTTCTGCTCGACGAAACATCTGCCCAAGTAACCATCCAGGCATGCACCATGGCCTCCTGTCGCATCGACGGAATGGTGCAGTTCACAAGGAAGGGCAATATGTTCCGCGATAACTACGTCGAAGATAGCTTCTTGGATTGGTTACCGACATCCCCTGGGCCAACCAACGTGGGGGACAACGTAATCATCGGAGCGAAACTACAACTGCCACCGCAGTGCGCGGCGCCGGTATCGTGAAGGAACCCGCAATGACTGGTGATTTTTGGACTGGGATGGCTATCGGGTTTGCAATCGGATGGTTTTTGTCGGTTCCGTTTTGGCTGTATCTGCATAGCACCATCGGAGGAAACACCAAATGAACGAGCAGATCATCACCGGTAATGTCGCGGGGCAACAGCCGCTGTCGGGCCAGCAGATGCAGACGCTGGCGGCGCGATACAACACGCAACTGCAAGAAATATACCGCGATATCAAGCTGCGGGAGTTGGCGCTGGACAAGGCCGTGGAGTTCTCGAAATCCCCGCTCGCGCAGGTTCCCGACGTGATGAAGCTGGCTCGGGACATGCATGCCTTTTTGGTTGAGGCTGCCCACGATCAGGGCTCAGGACTTACGGCCGCACCGTGAGCAGCGAAACTGAGGCGCCTTCGTGCCATGCGGAATCCGAGCGCGGCCTCGGTGGCCGCAGTACGAGCACCTGACATCCCGAAATGACGGCAAGATGCGCACGCACACGCCGTCAAGGCCGATAGCTTCATCGACCAGGATTTCAGCTTCTTGGCGTCTGTACGCTTTCCGGCTCAGCATGTCGCTCGTCCCATTCCTTCTTCGCCCGATCGGCGATCTTCCTCAAAAGCCGCTTCGATGGTTTACGGCGCGCCGGCAATCCCGCCAGGAACCGCTCTTCTCGCTCGTGCATGCTAGCGATCAGCCTCAAGCGCGCGCTTGCCAAGTCGATCCGGTCCTCACGCAGCCATCGGCACACGGTTTGCCGCGGCAACGACCCGACGATCATAATCTCCTTGACCGTTGCAAAATCACCCCGCCTCACACGGAGCAACAGGCGATTCCGAAGCGGATGACGACGCGCGGCCATGAGTTACACATAGCATAACTCTTGGTTTTAAACATCACCCAGACGCCATTATGCTCACTTTGCTATAAGTAGCATTATCAATGACTTACAGAAGGGGCTTGACAAACCACATTAAAAATTGCGATTTTCCGCGCGCCGCCACACGCGCGCGCACCCCACTTACTTTCTCAAGGCATCCAACAGTGACAGACGAGGAAATCACTCGCTGCCTCGCAACGGTCCGCCACAGCCCTCGTGCAGACCGCGCCAGACGCCGGTGCCTCACCATGTCCGACATCGCCCGCGAGACCGGCATCACCCGCGAGATGTTGCACCTAATCGCAACCGGCAAGCGCCTAATCGGAACCAAAACCCGACCAGCGCTTCGTCATTACTTCGCATGTGAACAAAGTGACGGGGTAAGACCCGACCCCTGCCACCCCTCGAATCCTGCCAATCCGCCCTCGATTTCGGTCCGTTTTGGCCTCCTGGAACCGGTCAAGAGGCGGTGATTCTGACACGTGACTGACACAGTGCTCACGTAAGTAATTGATATTGCTTGATATGTATTCCCTTGCGAAGGAATGTTGCGTTAATGGCTCATGACCGAGAGGCTGGAGGGTGCCTGGTTATGGAATATACCGCACCGCACAACGGCGCGCGCGGCGCCGGCGGAAACCGATGGGTCCTGCTAGGTCGAGCGGAGGGCGCCCAGCACATCTTACCCCCATAAAAAATCAGGAATCGCGGTATTTCCTGTGTTATCCAATGGCGGCGGGCATATTCGGGAGGTTGGCATGGCTCTTGCGGTAGCTATCGTGGCGTTGATAGTCGGTTTGGTGGCAGGATTGCCGGTGTGGGGCGCGATCTGGCATGATCTGAAGAGTTCCCGGGTTCCCAAGGAGCCACCGCCGGATTTTGGCGGGATCAACCGGGAACCGTGCACTTGGTGGAATGCTGATGTGGAACCGCCGCATTGGGCCGGGTGGGACGACGGAGGGCGGGCATGACGACGGCGATCGTGATCACGCATGCGGAGCGGCATATTCCGGCAGAGCTGATCGGTGACACCGGCAAGGCTCGGCTGCCCGGTCCTGACAGCGGCTTCCCGAAGTCGTTCAAGTCCGCCAAGCAGGCGCGGCGCCATGCTCGGCGGCTGTTCGGCGCTGGCAGCCTCGACATGCGCAAGTGGCAGGTGAAGCTGACGCGCGGCCAGAGCATGCAGAGCGGGCACTTGGTTGCCGTGGAGCCGATGGCATGACGAAGCTGGAGCAGGTGGCGCGGGCGATCGCCGACTATTGGCGTGAGCACGGCTTTGACCCGAGCGAGCCGTCTGAGGGTGCTGCCCGCGCGGCGGTAGAGGCGATGCGGTATCCGGGCGAGGCGGCGGTTCAATTTGGCGACGCCGTTCGTGGCAACCATGCCGATTACCCTGGCGGCAATGGAACCGAGAACGTTTTCCGCGCCATGATCGACGCGATCCTGAGCGAGAAGCCCGATGCCTGAGTTGCTGACCAGCCGCCGAAGCTTCCTGATCGGCCTCGGTGCGGTGCTGATGGCCGCGCCTGCGATCGTGCGCGCGGGCAGCTTGATGCCGGTGAGGGCTGAGCCGTTACTCACGATTGAGAAACTTCTGCAGCTTCATATCGACGATTGTGCGCGCGTGATGGGCGAGAACATCAGCCGAATAATCTACGGTGACAGGAGTCTTGGGCCTCTGCATTTCAACGGCATCGAGGTGTTTTTCGATAGCTACGCGCCGCGAAATACGGTGTATCTGCTCGGCGGGCGCCGAGTGAGTTCGGTTGGTTTATGACCGACACCGACGTCCCCGAGATCGACGCCGCAAGGACCGCCAGGATTCGCGCTGGCCGCGAAATGCTGGAGCGAGCCGAGCGGGCTGTGGCGAGCGGGCAATATTCCGGCTATTCGATATTCGTGTCGCCGGATGACCCGGCGGTGATCGATACGATAGCCCTGCATGAATGACATGACCGATCTTGAGACGCCAGAGATCGACGCCGCCTTCCGCATCGAACACCGGGACGTCGCACCGTTCCCGGTCGAGCACTTCATGGAGTTTCTGTCGCGGCTCAAGGTGCAGAGCAAGGATTACGGCCTAGTGCCGTTCCGATTGCTCGGCTCGCAGCGGCATGTGCTGGATTCGATCATCGAGGGCCTGTCGCGCGGGGTGACGACATTCGTCATCCTGAAGAACCGGCAGGCCGGTATCTCGACGCTGATGCTGGCGATCGACATGTTCTGGGCCTTCAAATACAAGGGCCTGCTCGGCGTGTTCATGACCCACGAGGAGACGGCACGTGACGATTTCCGGGCGACGGTGGAAGTGTTCTTTGCGGAGACCCCCACCAAGTACCGCGTCAATTATGTTCGTCACAACCGGAACCTTCTCATCCTCCGGAACGGCTCACGCTACCGATACCTTATTGCAGGTACATCTGGGACCAAGCGGGGAGGAATGGGTAGAGGTGGCGCAGCCAACTACCTGCATTCGACGGAGACTGCTTTCTACGGCAACGGCGAGGACCTAGGCGAGTTCAGGTCGCAGATGAGTTCGATCTATCCGCACCGGCTCCAGATCTACGAGTCGACGGCGAACGGCTTCAACCATTTCTCGGACATGGTCGACGACGCGAAGTCCGATCCCACCAAGTGCTTCATCTTCGTCGGCTGGTGGCGCGACGAGCGCAATGCGTTTCCCGTCAGCCATCCGCACTTCAACGTCTACATGCCTCAGGGCATCAAGACCTCGCTGACCGCGATCGAGCGCAAGCGGGTGCGCGAGGTGCGCGAGCAGTTCGGATTCGAGATATCGCTGCAGCAAGTGGCGTGGTACCGCTGGCATCTGGAATCCGAGAAGGGCGGCGACCAATCTTTGATGGATCAGGAATACCCGTGGGTGCCGGAGAACGCGTTCCAGGCCACGGGAAGCAACTTCTTCACCGCGGAAGCCCTGACCGACGGCATGCGCTACGCCAAGAAGCAGCAGTTCCAGACGTTTCGCTACAAGCTCGGGATGAAGTTCGATGAGACAGAAATCAGGCAAGTCAAAGACGTCCGCGCGGAGTTGCGCATCTGGGAGCATCCGAGCAGGTTCGGGTACTATTCCCTCGCTTGTGATCCCGCTTACGGAAGCTCAGACGAAGCAGATCGAACAGTTATTAGCATTTGGCGGTGTTACTCCGACTGCCTGGTCCAGGTTGCTGAGTACTGTTCTACTCAGCCATCAACTTATCAATGTGCATGGGTTCTTGCACATCTCGCCGGATACTACGGACTGACCTTCCTGCAACCGATCCTAGAAATGAACGGCCCCGGCCAGGCCGTGTTCGACGAGCTTGAGAAGGTGCGCAAGTTCGCCAGCGAGATCAGGCCGCACGACGAGAACTATCATCTGCGCAACATCCTCGCCAACATGCGGCATTATTTCTACAAGCGCATGGACAACCCCGGCGGCGGCGAGCTGCTGTATCAGTGGAAGACCACGCACGAATTGAAGACCCGAGCGATGAACCAGCTCAAGAACGGCATCGAGCTGCACCGCATGATCCCGCGCTCGATGCCGCTGCTCGAGGAAATGCAGCGCATCGTCAACGACGAGGGATCGATCGGGGCCGAAGGCAGGGCGAAGGATGATCGCGTGATGGCGGCGGCGCTGGCTTACCAGTCGTGGAATACATGGGTGATGCCGAAGGTGAGAGCGATCGGGCTGACGCTGGACGTCGCCACCCGCCGCGACAACGAAGGCGACCCGCCGCCGACCGAGCGCGTCATCGTGAATTACTTGAAGCGCATGAACATCGAATTGCCGACATGACCGACGAGGAATACGAGGAGATGCGCCGGCGCGCGATGAATTGTCCGTACCGAAATCCAGACTGCCCGAAATGCAATCCCGACCCAAATAAAAACAGCCCCCTTGCGGAGGCTGAGTCTGTTCGGGATGTAGAGAGGAAGTGCGGCGTTACTTCCGGCGGTGCTTGCGGCCGCGACGATGCTTGCGCTTCATCTGGCAGTCTCCCTTCGGTTAGAGGGGCGGCGCGGCCCGAGGGCCAGCCTGTAGGAATACAATCCTAGCACGCCTCACGCGTGGGCGCCATGGCCTTTTCCGGACCCGTTCGGCTTCGCGCCGGGCTCCGGAATCCCCATCTTCTGCCGCATCGCCGCCGCCTGGGCCGCCTTCTTCTGCTTCGACCTGAGGCTATGGATAAGGTTGTCGCGGTTCGGTGGATTGAGCAGCCGGATCAGGTTCTCCTGGTCGATCGACTGGCTCTTGAACAGGAACGCCGCCAGCTCCTTCGAGTCGTCGGTAAACAGCGGCGAGTGCGAATGCCCGGCGACGCGCAGGTTGTACTCGCCGACCATCTGCGCGTAGAGGAAGGGATCGCCGGGCTTGCCGTCTTCCTTCGGGTCCGGCGTGATCGGCTGGTCGTTGTTGCGCGCGTTGAGCTTGAACACCAGATCGCCCATCCGCACCAGCGGTGCCTCCAGCCGCATCGCCGCCTTCTTGATTCGGCCGCTCCCGGTCGAGGCCAGTTGCTTGGCGTGATCCTTCGACCTCACCCCCGACGTCCCCTTGCCCTGGATCACCTCGGTCAGCCCCGACGCCTCGATGAACAGTTGCCCGATCGACTGGTAGTCGGAGAAGATGTCCGGCGGCATTTCCGGATGCAATTCCTTGATCTGCGCCTGCGGCAGCTGGTCGAGCACCCAGGTGTCGGCGCCGCCGAACGCATCCATCTTCTCGTCGCTCAGCCCCATGAAGCCGCTGCCGACCCGCGGCGGATAGGCCTGCCGCTCCAGGATATCGTGGATCTGCTCCAGCCGTTCGTTCGACCATTGCTGCAGCGGAATCAGAGATTCGATATGCGCCTTGCCCCAGAAATATTCGTAGAGGTGATAGGGCCGGACGTGAACGAAGGCGTGCTCGCGCGGGAAGAACGGGTTGCACTCGGTGTTGAAAAACTTCTTGGTGTGATCCTCGCTCTTGCCCTTGAAGCCGCCGGTTTTCTTCAAGACCTCGATGGTGCGCTTGGAATCCGAGATCACGATGTCCGGGTCGACCACGAAGAACACCCGGTAGTCGCTGCACTCGTCATCCCAGATCGTGACCTCGTGGAAGGCGACCAGCGGGCGATCGACCTTGGCCTGGTAGGTCGGCCGCGCCACGTAGGACGGGTTGACCGAGCCGGTGACGTTGCCCGCCAGGTTCTCGCCCGAGGTCGATGCGATGATCATGCGCGTGATCAGTTCCGGGAACGGCGATTCAAACGGCGTGTTGACGACGTTGAGGTTGGGGATCTTGGCGCCGAGGCCGGCGCGGTAGAGCCGCTGGCAGGCGTTATCGTAATCGATGTGGTAGGTATGGACGAAGGCGGGTTGGGATTCGAGCTCGGTGATCTCTTCCGAGAACACCCCGAATTTCCAGGGCTCGATCAGCGTGCAGGTGGCGTCCTCGTGGGTGTCCGACCATCCCATCTTGAGGAACATCGAATCGTAGGTCAGCGACCCAATGATCGCATCGCCGAAATAGTCGAACAGACCGGCGTCGCGGAAATCGTTGTTGAAGGAATCCTGCGCGGCGAGATACTGCTTGACCTCGTCGTCGGTCGCATTCAGCGGCGCGGAGAGCGAAAACTGCGCGCTATCCGACGAATACAGGAACGACGACACCAGATCGAGATGCGACTCGATGCGGTTGTAGATGATTTCCTCGTCGCCGGACGAGCCGAACAGGAAGAAGCCGCGCCGGCGATCGTACAGCGCCTTGCGTTCCTCTTTCGAGTTCAGGCAGATGTCGATCACCCAGCGCAAAAATTCAGGCTGTTTCGCTGGGCTGTCGGGGATGATCACTCGCGCGGCTCCCACCACTTCCCGGTGATGCCGCAAGCGCTTTCGGTCAATCGCATGCTAAATGTGTCGGCGTCGGTGCCCAGCATTTGCAGGCCGGTCACGAGGCTAGCGATGTCCGCGATGCGCTCGTTCTTGCACCGGTAGCCGTCCGAGTGGCGGCAAACCATGCACACTTTCTTTTCTGAAGTGATCATCCCTTGTGCGCCGCCTCAACCGCGGTGTTCGATCGGATGCCGGGGATGGTGCGTGAATGCGCCAGCCGATCGCCGACCTTGGCGCCGACCTTGAACTCAACCTTGTTCGCCGTCGGCACGCATTGCGCGCCCATGGCCGGATTGATCGCCGCGGAGAAATTCCCGCCGAACGTGTGGACATTGCCGCCGTTGGGGGCGGTGACGGGCGGCAAACTGACCTTCTTCGCCGCCCGGCCTTCCTCCGCCGAATTGAGATCGCCGAGCTTGAA